CGAACCCTTGGTTCCTGTGGATGCATCCTCTCGCAAACTCAAGACACAGACCAAGATGGCATCGATCATCAAAGCCTCTCTCAAAGTTCATGATGATGTTGCCTATAAGAAGTTCTGTCAAACCTACGATAATGCAAAGGATCTGACTGAACGAAAACGTTCTTTCGTATCCACGTATGGTTATGATAATGTACCTCAGTATCTAAACCTCGAAACAGATACATTGATCAAGAAAGAAAACTACGACAGGTTCTCTCTTGAGAATGTTACTGCATGGTGGAAGAAGAACGCCACCAAACGTTACGACAAACTAAAGTCTGAAGGTCGGTTGAGACGTACCGTAGAAACTTGGAACGTCAACGCAGACGATATCGATATAATTAGGTAAAGGGTATTGTTATGAAAAAGAATACCGTTAGGCAAGGTGAAGTATCTGAACAGATATTTGCTACTAAGTGTTTCTCGGAACATTCTTATATGGTGAGTCAACCAAACGGAACCGCAGACTATGACTTAGTTGTAGATGTTAATGGTAGACTACTCAAAGTTCAAGTCAAGTCATCTATCAAAGGTGACGGTAATGTCAATATATGTAAGGGAACTAATGCGGTCAAGTCCGGCAAACAGGGTAAGTATCCCTATCCGACAGGATCAGTAGACTTCTTTGCTGTGCATAATATCCCACAGGATGATTGGTATATTATACCAAGAAAGGTAACTGGTGATGCAATGAGTATTCGCATTGCATTGAAGAGAGAAGGTAAGTATACTTGTTATAAAAATAACTGGGGGTTTAAAAGTGGCACAATCTGATAACTTACGTCACATACAGAGACTCTCAGGGGGTGGTAAGACTACCTACAAAGAGGGTGCAAAGACTGAGAACATGGTTGCCACCGCAGTTCAATGTGTTTTCAAAACATTAAAGAATAACCATCGCAACCTTGAGTTTATGCACATGAAGAAACACTCCAAACAGATGTTTGCGGAGTCAATCGGTGTAGTAGACTATGTCCCCTCAAACGATAAGTCTTTTGTCAATCCAGACGGTGGTACTATATGGGTCAAGAAGACTTACTCTGACGGGTCAACGTGGTATCCTATACTCACCTCCGAGGCAAAGAAACAGGGTACCAACGATAAACTCCTTGCAGAAGGTAAGAAGAAACAGGCACAGGGCAACGCAATAGAACGTGCATACAAGAACATAGAAGAGTTTCGTTGTCTCTACGAGGCGTACCCTTGGTTCTCCTACTTCATCTTCTGTGAGGGATGTGACTTTGAGGAAGGGTCATCTATACTTGATCGTATGGATGCGATGACACGTTATCGTCCTAGGAACACGTCCTATGTCACGGATGAGAAACAGTTGGTGTCCTTGTACATAAAACCAGAAGGGTTCGAACAGAACTTTATATATACCAAGATGTTAGAATCCGCAGAACTGATCATTAAAATCATAGAGGAAGAAAGTTGAAAGTAAAATTGGTAAGTCATTCACAAGCACCAGACCTTAACGAGTCTGCATTAGATCTAGTGGCATATTGTGCACGTGTATCTAACCCGTCTAATCAGAACAACAAAGAGACGAACGAGAAACTGGTAAAGTATCTCATGAGACACAAACACTGGTCTCCTCTAGAGATGGTCAGTGTCTGTTTGGAAGTAGAAACCACACGAGATATCGCACGTCAGTTGTTGCGTCATCGTAGTTTTAGTTTCCAAGAGTTCAGTCAACGTTATGCGGATCCGTTAAAAGACTTAGAGATGGTACCTCGCGAGGCAAGGTTTCAGGATCTGAAGAACCGACAGAACAGTATACCTATTGATCAGGACAATGAAGGTCAACGTAGAATAAACGAAGACTTCAGAATGAAACAGATGAAACTCATTCACCAGTCCAAAGAGGTTTACAACTGGGCAATCGATAATGGTATTGCAAAGGAACAGGCACGTGCTGTTCTACCAGAGGGTAATACTGTGTCTAGGTTATATGTAAATGGAACATTACGGTCGTGGATACACTACATTGAGTTACGTAGTGCGAACGGTACACAGTTAGAACACATAGACCTCGCAATCGAAGTTGGACGTGTGATCGCTAAAATCTTTCCTATGACCCCACAGGATTGATGAGATGGATCTCCTTGCGGTGGTACTTATTATTATTTGTATGATGATCTTATACGAGATACATGACAGAAACGAATAGGTGCCATCCTTGGCGATCTTACTTTAGTCCTCTTCTGGTGCAGTTGCATCTGTGCCAGTCTTGGTAGCAACATCTTTAATCAAGTTAGATGTTACGTCCAATACACCGGCGGATACACCAAAGACATCTGAACCGACACCTTTAATGACACCACCAGTACCATCGATAGTTGCATCGACAGTTGAACAAGCAGACAGAACCAATGCGAACGCAATTGCAATTATACGCATAGTAATCTCCTATCCTGTAATTCCGAGGGTGGTTTCCTGACCCACTTATGTGCAGTGCGTACCACTTGATACGCAGAACATCTTCCATGTACAGTTATTTATAAGACTTCAATCAGATGCCCAAACCCCACTTAGGCATCTAATCAGATGTTACCACCCCGATTTAATTCTCGTATCAAAGTGATATTGTTTGCATTCACGTACTGTCTCTGCAACACCTTCTTCTACTTCTTTCTTACACATTTTGTTCAACTCAATAGTACCATTGGTCGCACTAAGTGTACCAAAGACAACAATCGCCCAAAAAACTATAGTCATATTCTACTCCTGATTTACACAAATAAAAAAAGGGACTCCGAAGAGTCCCCTAAAAGGTGGTATGGTTTTAGACCATACTCTTATTTTTATACCTATCTTATGTGAGGATGTTGTCCACACGGAAGATTCGGTAGTACTGGTTAGTACGTACAGCAGCCAGACCGTCAGATCCGTCAACGTATGGGTTTGAAGCCATTCCGTAACGAGTCTTGAATCCGATGCGTGGCTGGAAGTCGTCCTCACCAACCGCACGAACCATCTGTAATGGTACGTATGGGCAGTAGAAAACACCAGCGTCATATGGGTTAGTACCCTTATAACCTACAGTTACGTAGTCGCCAGTTGCATATGGATCGATGTATACTCTAGTACGACCGTTCAGTACACCAGCAAAGGTGTTACCAGTGTCATCAACCTGAAGGTTGGTAGACAGGGCAGGACTGTAGTCAAGCATACCAGCAGCAACAAGTGCAGTAGCAACATCTGAAGAACAGATGACTACGTTACCCTTACCACGGCGAGTTTCTTTCGCGATCACGTTACACTCACGTTCGATCTGAACAAGCAGACCCTTGAACTTCTCAACTGACCAACGACCATCAGCATCAGATGACAAGTCAAAGATACCTTTAGTAGTTACGTTAGCTTGACGAGCACCAATCTTAGCCTGTGAGTTAATAGTACGGATAACTTCACGGTTGATTTCAGAAAGGATCTCAGTAGACAGAATGTTTGCCAACTCAGTTTCAGCGTCCAGACCGTGGATTGCTTTCAGGTCTTGTGCCAATTCTAAGGTGTACTCTGCCTTCAGTGCACGTGACTTAGCAGTTACAGTGGACTTCTCGATTGTGAAACCCATTTCTGCGAATGCTTCGCCAGTGTTACCCAAAGCTTCTGCTTCAGCAGTGCTGTACAGGTCGCCTAGAGCAGGAACGTTAGATGCACCAGAGTCGACAATAGAACCGTCTCCGTTTGTATCTGTTACGCCTTCAAGACCAGTAGAACCACCGTTTGCAGTAGTTGCTGAGTCTCCAGAGAAACCAACAGCTGCTTCGTTGAACAGTGCCTCGTCTCCACTTGCTACGCCAGCTTTAGTAGTCTTGTATCGCGACTTCATTGCGAAGATAAGACCAGTAGGGCCAGACATAGGTTGAACACCACAGATGTCGTATGCCATTAGGTTAGGCATAGCGCGGCGAACAAGTGCGATCAATACTGGGTTCCAGTTTGAAGCAGCACCAGTACCACCATCTGCACTAGATACGCCATTACCAGCAGCGTTTCCAGCAGTTTCGATTAACTGACCGTTCATTGCAGCTTCCTCACGGAAAGCGTGCTCTTGGTTCTCAAGAACGGCAGCGGTTACAGCACGGCGATGAGAATCATCGATTTTTCCCGCACTCTCTTCGTTGAGAATGGGTGACCACTTCTCAACTAATTTATCATAGGATACTTGCATTAGTATACTCCCTTACTTATTTGTGTTTTTAATTGCGTTCAAGTACTGATTCATCACAGAATTAACTTCCTGTGGTTCAGCAGTCCAGTCTTCGGTGACTTCTTCAGCAGATGCCGCGGGTACGTCCTTCTTGAAGTACGACTCTTTGACAGTCTTGACTTTTTGTTGAAAAGACTCTTCGTCTTCAAAGTCAAGTGCTTCTACTAATGAAGCGAGTTTCTCTACCTGAGTGTCAGCGAGATCACCTGACGCTTCGCGAATAATCGCTGCACGTTGGAATGATTCGATTTGCTCAGACATACTAAGAACTTCCGCAGTCCGTGAGTTAAGAGACTCTTCGAGTTCCTCAACTTGGTCTGCAAGTTCATCAACTAAGTCAACTTTGGACTCAGGAACTGTAACATAAGACTCTACGAACAAGTCTTTCAACTTATCCATGAAACCTTCTGCGACTTCAGTACGAAGTCCTTGCTCTACAGCAAGTTTGTTCTCAGACATCCAATTTTCAACTACGTAGTTTAGGTAAGAATCAATCTTCTCTACGAGGTCAGAACGAGTTACGGTCAGTTCCTCTTCGAGTCGAGTTTGATAATCATCTTCTAAGCGTTCGATTTCTTCGGACAACTTAGACTTAATTGCAGTCTCAAAAATAATGGCAGTGTTCGATTTGAACTCATCTGATAAAGTAGCTTCTGATTCTACTAAAGCGTCCAGTTCGTCAGTATAGTTAAACTCAGGCAGTTCTACTGCATCTGCGTCTACGTCTACTTCCAGACCTTCCATTTTAGTCGCCATAGCTGCAAGGTGTTGTTTAGACATACCTTCCATCTTTTTATACATGGCGTTGATCATTGCTGCCTTAGTCTTGGGAGAACCGTTAGGTTCGTCCTTATTTGCGGTATCACCTTTGCGCTTAGGTGCGGGTTTAGTCGCATCTCCCGCTTTATCGGTTGCCGCAATAGACTGCTCTTCATCTCCTACTGGCATTTTCTGAGCACTAGCTTCCTCGATTTCTGGAAGCTCGATGTTTTGGTCTACATCAGACATAACATTTTACTCCTAATAGTTAGATTTTAACAACGAGAGGAAACGCTTGTACTCTCGAACCTGCTTCTCGTAGAGATGCTTTGTCGGAGTGGTTAGTATTTCAGTCTCCATATTTTCAATGACTTGAGGTTCTATAACACCATTGTTCCATATCCAATCAACACCTTCCATGATACCATTTACAAAGGCACCAGGCGCTGAAGGATCTTGGACAATATCTACGGTATTAAGAATGAAGTCGTCACGTACATACATCGTGCCGTTCTTCGACTCAAGACTACCCATGCCACGAGTTGACACACCTAGTTGAACACCACCTTCAAGAAGACCTTTAACAATCTTACCCATTGGAGTATCCAATATCTGTGCCTTTCCTACCACATCATTTCCCTCGAACTTGAGGTCTGTGATGAGGTGTGAAACTTTGTCTAAGTTAACGGTTGGCCCTTCGGGGTGGTTTAGTTCCCCAACCGCACGTTTCTTAGATACTTGTTCATCAACGTAACGACCTACTGCCCTTTCCATAATTGCTTTAGGGTAGATACGTCCGTTGCGATTCTTTTGGTCTGCTTGTGCAAACACACCTTCGATGACATAATTCTTGTCACCGTTTTCTTTTTTCTCAACGATACACTGGATATCGTTTTCTTGATATTCTGCGATAAGCTTCATTAGAACTCCTTTGCGAAAGCGATTCCCGCCTTCTCCGCTTCTTTTTGCGAACGAAAGGTATCTAACTTGTCACCATCTATATAGGTGGTAAACTTACCCTTCTCTTTATGCACCATAACTGTGTGCCGGTTTACCTTCTTGTCGAACACATGTTCGCCAGGCGGCATACCTTTAGATCTTTTTTCGCGGATTTGTTGAAACGTTTTCATAAGAAATCTCTAGTCTTGTACAGAATATTTATACATATTCGGATCTAGACTTCCTCTTCCTCTTCCGTTTCCATATCCTCTTCAGGTTCGGAGTCGTCCAGATCTTCTACGTCAACTTCTACCTCTTCCACGTCCGGTTCAACGTCCGCTTCGGGTTCACCGTCACCATAGAGATTAGATGCAATCTTGATCTTTGCTTGATCCATTGCATCAGAAAGTCGATCACTAACCATGTCATTAAATTGTGCTTCCGCACCAACAAAGTTCTGATCTTCTACGGACTTCAAAAAGTCTGCAATCGGGTTTGGTGCATCGATAGGATCTGCTCCAACTTCACCTACAACTACGTCATCATCTGGCATTATTAAGACTCCTCATCTTGTTTATCATCTTTATCTACCGGTGCCTTTTTAGGTTCCGGTTTCTTTGGTTCCGCAGGTGGTTTACCTACGGGGGGTTTTTCATCATCCTTCTTTTCGTCTGGATCATCAATGTCACCAGATGCAACCTCACCATCGATCTCTTTCTGCATTTGTTCAAGATCTTCATCGGTGAATCGCATGATATTACGTTGTACCCATTCTTTAGATACATACTCACCCACGAAACCTACCATCTCGTTCATGAGTCCTGCACGTTCTCTAAAGATTTCCATCTCCTTCAATTCAGTGAAGTGATTATCACGAACGAAGTCAACGTATATATTATCTTTCCATTCCTCCCAATCCTGTTCAGTAATGATAGACTTGAGAACTAGTTGTTTTCTCAGAATACCAAGGAACAGATTTGCGAATCGTCTGCGTAGTTTGTCAATAAACTTCTGGAACTTCACCTCGTCTCTTGAGATCTCTGTAGATCTACCCATAGAGAACTGTGATTCTTGTTCCAAACGATTCACTGGGACATTCAGAGAACGGTATAGTCTCTTCTGAAAATAAATGATATCATCTATCTGTCCCAGATTATCGCCGCCTGGCAGTGTTGATATCTCGGTACCACGTCCACCTTCTTTACGTGGTAACCAGAAGTCTTCAAGCATACTCATATGCTTACGGTCATCTTTGAGTTGACCAGTACTCGCATCATAGACTAACTTGTTACGATACTTCGCCATGATGTCTTTCATGTATTCGTTTGCCTTACCACGTGGCATGTTACCCACATCTATATAGAAGATTCTACGTTCGGGTGCACGTGCAAGACGATAGATTACAAGACTGTCTTCCATCATACGCAATTGGTTGATGGGTTTTAGTGACTTATGTAGGTGTGACAAGATCTTCTTTCTAGACTCGTCCAGTACACCAGATGTCACATAACTTACAGCGTCCATAGACAATTTGACAGATGAGTTGGTTTGGCCGGGTTTCTCGTCATAGACGTAAAACTCTTCTACCTTATCAACTATCTTAACGTTTGTCGCCTGGTCTTTCTTGTACTTAATTTCTTTTACTTTACGGATCCGTGCAGAATCGATGTGACGGATCTCTTGTATACCTGCTTTTAGGTTAGAGTCGTTAACGAGTAGGTGGTGTACACATCGTCCGTCAACGTACCACGATCTGAAAATGTCGTGACCTAGATCGTTGAAGTTCAACATACTAATTACTTTGTCAAACTCCAATCGAATTGTATCTTTGATTTTATCGTTTGCTTCGATATCATCTAGTGAAATCTTTACTGAGGATTCCAACTCAGAGGCAGTGATTGCTTCATTTACGATCTCTTCAATCGCCATATCCACTTCTGGATGTTGTGCAACTCCACGGTAACGCATGATTAACTGGTGGTTATCTTTTGCTTGATCCCCATCCATGTTAATGTATTGTCCATAGTAACCCGCAGCACTGGTGACATAACCTGCACC